ATGCGCACAGAGGACCGTGCAAAAAACTCCGAGGCGACCCAACCCGCGAATTCTGGCACACCCTCGCCCTCGCCCTCGGCGGCCGGACGGTAGAGGAATGGCGCTCGGTGATGAGCGCCGACGAGTTTGACGATTGGGTTGCCTACAACAGTTTAAACCAGATCGGTGAATTACGGGCTGACCTTCGGGCGGCCATCGTGGCGGAGACCATTGCAAACTGCAACCGGGCACGCGGAACGACGGCTTACAAGCGCGAGGATTTCATGCCGTTTCTGCAGGCTGAGAAGCCCAAGCAGACCGACGAAGAGATTGCCACCAGCGTCATGCAATGGGCGATGGTGATGAACGGATTACTGTCCCGTAAAAAGAAAGGGTAGCTATGGCGAAGGTCGGCAGGATGAACGTGCAGGTCACGGCGGGAACGTCGGGGCTTTCGCGTGGCCTGAAGGAAAGCCAGACCCTGATCGGGCGTTTCTCCAGTTCTGTCGGCGGCGTGTCCGGATTGCTGTCCAAGGGATTCTCCGGCGGCGTTAGCCTGGCGACCAAGGCGGTGACCGGGCTCGGTGCTGCTGCGGCTGCGGGTGGCGGGGCCTTGGCCTACGGCATCCAGCATGGCGCAGACGCGATTGACGATCTGGCCGACAGCAGCAAGAAGTTGCTGGGCAACAACGGCGCGACCGGCGCACTGGCCGGGCTGCGGTATGCCGCCGAAGAGGCGGGCGTTGAGGCGGGTGCGCTGGACAAGGGCCTGGGCAAATTGCTCGACACCATCAGCAAGGCGAACCGTGGCGACAAGGGCGCGATTGAAGCCTTCCGCCAGATAGGACTGGACGCCAAAGATCTTCAGGCCATGAAGCCCGAGGATCGCATGATTGCCGTGGCGGATGCATTGGGCCGTGTGCGTGACGTGGGCGACAAGATCAGCTTTGCCAAGGGGATATTCGGAAAGGCGGGTGAAGGGCTCGTGCCCCTGTTCAACGAGGGTGGCGCGGCGATTCGTGCGACCACGAAGGACATGGCCATGTTTGGCTTTGCGGTATCTGCTCTGGACGCTGAGAAGGTCGGCACGATGAACGACCACATTGGCCAGATGAAGCTGGCTTTCGAGGGCGGGCTGATGCAACTGGCGATTCAGTTCGCGCCCATCATCGACGACGTGAGCATGCGCATTCTCGGATTCATTGAAGACATTGGCGGCATGGGCACGGCCATGGATGTGGCTTTTGGTGCGGGCGAAGAGTACGCCGCTTCATTTCTCGACAAGGTGGAAGAGCTCGAAATCGGCTGGCTGAAACTCAAACGGACTGTGACTGGTGTCGGTGTCATCATGGCCGATCTTGGTGATGGCGTGGGATCTGTCGGGAACATGGTCACGCCATGGTGGATCAAGTGGATCCAGAAGAAAGTCACGGGTGGCGACGAAACCGACAAGCGCCTGCAGATGATCGCACCGGACAAGCGCGACGAATTCAAGAAGCGCCTCGATGCCTCGGGCGGTTTCCAGAGCGAGAAGGTAGATATCGGCGCCGGGCTGCGCGCAGAGAACACGGACATCCAGGCGGAGATCGCCGACGTGGAAAAGCGCAAGCGCGAAAAGGGATCCCTTGGTGACCGGTTCAAAGGCTACGTCCACAAGACGAAAACAAATGCCAACGAACGGGCCAGCGAGAAACTGAACTCCGCCGAGAGTGAGCGGCTCAATACCGAGGAAGCGATCACCAAGGAACTGGAGAAGCAGACCAAAGAGAAAGAAGGCCAGGCGGGCCAGGGCAGCGCGAAGCTGACGGCGTTCAATGGGCCGGTGGCGATGGCGGCGGCGGCTGATTCCATGGCGCAGCGCAAGACCCCGAAGGGGACCGATAACGGCGGCGAGACCAACAACATCCTGCGCGAGATCCACGGAACCCTGCGCGGTGGCGTTGCGGCGAGGTATGCCTGATGGCGATCAAGATTGACACCACCGAGACCATGGAGGTGCGCGAGACCGAGGGGATCGTTGACTACCTTCGTCGCGGTTTCCTCGTGGCGGTTGAGGGCAGCTACACCGATTCCCAGGTGATGTGGGAATGCCTTGTACACCCCGGCCTTCCCAATGCGGCCGACTATGCGCCAGGCAATACGAACCTGCGTTGCCTCGGACGGCAGGTGCGCCTGCTCCGGAACTCCACCCACCAGGCCGAAGTGATCTGCGAGTACACCCCGATTGGCAAATCCCAGGGGTTATTTATTTTCAGCGGCGGCACCAGCCTTGCGCAGGCGTCCACCCAGGTGGACCGGTACGGCAACCAGATTTCCGTATCGCACACGTGGCCTTCGGACGATGAAGACTTCCCCAGCAAGCCGCACCTTCAGGGGCTCGACATGAACGTGCTGCAGCCCCAGACCACGCTACAGGCGTCGGGTCAGTTGCAGGTGGCCTACCCCGATTGGGTGAGCCGCCTTTGGACCGGCAGCATGAATGGATCGGTCTGGGCCGGTGCGGCGCCTTATGAGTGGATGTGTACCCGGGTGGACTTTTCCCCGCTCGATGTAGGCTGGGGCCGTTTGCGCCAGTGGCAATTCACTTTTGAGTTTCAGCACGCGGTGACGGGCTGGATTCCTGAGACATGGTTTATCGACCAGCGGACGGGTAAGCCCCCGGCTGGGATTATTCCTGGCGTCGGCATCAAGTCTGTTGACTGGTACGGCGTGCTCGACTTCAACACCCTGTTTCCCATTCGATAGGTTTTCCGATGCCCATTAACCCCTCACAGAAAATACCAAGCGCATCACGGGGCAAGCTGCTCAGCGCGGACATGGTGAACACCATTGTTGCCGCGATGAAGCGCATGGTGGTGGGTGGTGACGGCATTCGCGTGGAGGTGATGGGCGACCAGATCCGGATTAACGCCAAGCGGCAGTTGATTCCCGTGGGGCGCGGCGGTGGTGGCGTGAGTGTATATACCGCCACGACTAAGGCGGGGCTTGATGAACCCGTTTCACATGTTTCCTTTGGCCGCGTCACAGACGGCGCAGACAAAGGCGTGATGTACGTTCGCAACCCAGACAATGACGGCTGGGATGCATTCAATAGGCTCGAATAATGGCTTGGCCCACACCCGCATTAGATGACCTTATATGGACGCACGACACTGGCGGGAAACGCTGGTTGCACGCGCTGTGCCAGGCGATAAATGAACGCCAGATAGGACTTGGACTTACGCAGACGAAGTTTGTTGTCGGCGGCGGCGGTCCAGACGCAAGCAGCATTGACGTAACTGATTTGACTGGCGTCTGGGTTGGTGGTGATCGGGATGGCGCAATAACCAATCTGAACCGGTGCATGGTCGCGCTAAAAGCGATGCTCACACAAACGACCTACTTTGGGACTGTTGGGAGTTTTCTGCAATCTGCTGGCTACGGCGCGACTGCGTGGTCACTGTCCAGTATTCAAACGGATGTCGGGCTCGGAACCTTTCCTACAGGAACCGACCGATTCACTGATTTGAATTTCTGGAAGCAGATCCAAGAGGCGCTCGACAGAATGACCATCTGCCGAAAAATAAGCGTTGCAAATAGCGGAACCCTCAAGAGGCGGCAATCCGCTATTGCTGATCCAGATCTAGAAGTGGCATGGGACACGGCTCGTGGACTATCTGGATCTACTGTTTCATGGAGTGGCTCAGGTGGATGGGACAATGAAAATCCGCAAGTGGGTTGGTTCTTTGGTGGGTTTGAGTCTGATCCATTCGGTGGCGTCTATGATGTTGAACTGCGAAGCGATGGATCTACGACGTTCGTCAATGGGTGTGTCGGTACTCTTGATGAAGCGTACTACGTCATATCGGCACGGGCATCCGCTACCAGTTCGCCAGCATGGGAAGTAGAGCACACCAGCGGCAGTCCATTCAGTGTGTCGGACACATTCAGCGGGCACGTGCTGAGTAGTGACTTGGTACTCGGTAGCAGCAATGCGACCACGTACACCGCGACAACGACACCCACAGACCACCCTGCAACTATCTATAACTCAATCGGTGGATACCCTCCCGGCGGCGCGGTAAGCGGCTACTGGGCCGCGCTCGATATGCAGTATGCGGACTTCTACTTTCAGCCAACCCTCACGGACCAAGCCTGATGCCAATCAACCCCACAGCCGAGCGCCTGAGCGACTACGCAACGCGGTACACGTGGAGCGGGACGGCGCCCTATGATGTGTGGCTGAACGGCCAGCGGATGGCATACCAGTCTACGGCGACGGTGTTTGTGGTGGAACATTACGGCGAGGACGTGGCCCCGTGGATTGAGGTGCTGGACGCGACCGACACGGACCCGGCGCAGAGCCTTGCCAATAGCCCCCGGCTACGCCTGCAATGGCGCGGGCAGACCGACGCCAACGTGTACCTGATTCAGCGATGGGACGGGACGGAGTGGGAAACCAAGGCGATTCGGCGGGAGGATGGCACTGGCTATTTTTCCCACTGGACGACTCCCGAACTCCACGGGACCACGGCGCAGTGGCGCGTGATTGCCCAGGACGCGAGAGGCTACGAGAGCGAGATGATCGCGTGGACACAGCTTGTGGTGTGCAACCCCAAAGCACCGGCTGTGACGGGATCTGTGGCTGCGGGTGACTTGACGGTGGAGGCGGCCTGATGGCGACGGCAAAGACGAAATCAGACGCACTCGGATACTACCTGTCGGACCCTGCGGGGTTGGGCGGGGCGCGGTCGGATGCTGAATTCTGGCCCCTTGAATTTGCGGTAGAGACGGCGATTGCACCGATTATCATTCGCCGGGTGAGTGCGGCCTGTGGCGCGGGGGCGGCGCGCATCGTGGGCACGGCACCGAGCACCCTGCAATTTGCGGCACCGGGTGAAGACCTTGGCGCGGCCGTTACCCTGGACGGGCTGGAGTGGGCTTTGCTCGAGAGCGAGACCCCTGGGAAGAGCATACGGGTATACCGCGACACGGCGTACTCCGCTGCGGACCTTGGCGGTGAAATGCTGATGGATTTGCTTGCGGGGATGAACAACGCGATTGGCCTCGAAAACGCGACGGCGGCGGGCGGCACCCACTACGGCTGTATCTGGCTGGTGAACCACAGCGGCGCGGCGATTACGGGCGTGAGCATTACGGCGGGGACACACCTGGCCGTGGCGCTGGAAACGCCCGTGGCGGGGCTTTGCCAGACGATAGCGGATTCCACGACGGCGCCCACTTCGGTGACCTTTGCGGGTAGCGCGAGCATTGCCACGCTGGCCGATGGCGAGGCCCGCCTGCTGTGGATTCGTCGGACGCTCACGGCGCCCGCTGCCTCGGTGCTGGAAACGAGCACGGTGACGGTGGCCTACACCAGCGCGGCCACGGTGTACACCGATGCGCTCCAGGGCAACTACCGAGTGAGCGATGCGGCACTGGAAGGCTACGAACTGCACCTGGGCGAGGATGCCCTGCCCGACTTTGCAACGGCGGCGGCGGTGTCGGCCACCTTGCCGATGGTGGAGGCGGTCACCCCGGGGGCTCGGATTTACTGGGCGGTGCGGGCACGGAACGAATTTGGACTGGAGGGCCTGAACACGCTTTGCGACGAGGTGCTTGTGGGTGCGGGCGGCGACGACGAGACGGAGGTATTGACTGATCCCGAAGTGGTGGATCTGACCAGTGCGCCGGGTGGCGAAGTGGACTTGCGCGTGCGGTACAACGGCAGCCTGGACGCGAGCCCCGCGGATACGTGGCGCGTGTACATCACCACGGACGGGACGGACCCCGACCCGCTCACGGACACGCCGGACGATACCACGATGGTGGTGACAGGACTGGCCCGGCCTGAGGTGGAAACGATATTGCGCCTGGGGCCTTACCCCTATGGCGTGACGGTGAAGATCATTGCCAGGGTATACCACAGCACGCTTGAGGTGGAGAGTGACAGCGTGGAGGTGCACGACCTGCTGGTGACGACGCAGGGGCCGGTGGGCCCGCACCAGTTTGGCGTGGCCATGGGCGGTTATCGCGGGGTTGGGCGGAGCTTGATGGAGGGCGTGACCTATTACGACGCGCCAACGAACTCGGTGGGCGTGAAGGCGATGGAAGGCGAGACGGTGCTCTTCAGCGGTGCCGATGCGTTTCGGGCGTCCATTGGAAACTTCCGGCTGTTTCGCACGGGCTTTGAATTTCGCACGGTGCCCCAGGGTGCGGCGGGAAGCGCGAGCCCGATTGAGGTTATCAGTGCGGACGAAATCTACATCAACGTGGAGAGCGTGCGCCGGGTACGCATCGACTTCGCGGCGGGTGTGATTGAGGCTTCCTCCTTTTCCTTTACGGGTGCGGCGATAGATTTTCCCGTGGTGGGCCCGGTGCATACGACGGCGGAGGCTACATATCTGATGGCGCGGCACCCGACGACAGGGCGGTGGACTCCGGTGGTTAAGGTTGACAACACAGGGCGATTCACGGGCTGCGCGCCGGTGCTCCAGGAGATAGCTTGATGGCGAATGAATTTGAAGATACCGATGTAACCGGGTCCCTCGGCATCACGGGCGAGATTGTGCTTGACGAACGGGCGGACCACATCAGCACGCCGGTTGCCGCGAGGGGAATCCTGTGGGCCAAGAACACGACGCCAACGACGCTGATGTTTACCGACGACGCAGGGACGGACGTGCCCCTGGGCGCGGCGGGTGCGACGTTTACGGCGGCCACGATCAACGGCCAAACTGCGGCCACGCCGGTATCGGGCGACTACGTGATCGGCACCGACACCAGCGACGGCGGCGCGCTCAAGAAATTTGACGTTTCCAACTTCCTCGGCGGCGGTGGTGGTGGCGCGGTTGACTCCGTGAACGGGGCCACGGGTGTGGTGGTGCTGGACGCGGACGATATCGACGACACCAGCACCACGAACAAATTCACGACGGCTGCGGAGCTCTCGAAGCTGGCGGGCATCGAGTCTGGCGCAACGGCAGACCAGACCGACGCGGAGATCGAGACGGCGTACAACAATCAGGTGTCTGTGGTGGCGCAGGCTGAGGCCGAGGCGGGCAGCGCCACGACGGTGCGGCGCTGGACGGCTCAGCGCGTGGCTCAGGCCATTGCCGCGCTTGCCCCGGGCGTTACGCTGGCGGGGACACCCAACTACCTCACGATTGCCGGGCAGGTTATCACCCGGGCCCTGATTGACTTGACCTCGCATGTGACGGGACGCTTGCCGCTGGCGAATATCGCGACGTTCGCGCAGGCGACGATTGCGGGGCGTGCGGACGCGGCTGGCACGGGCGACCTTACGGCGCTCACGGCGGCACAGGTGCGCACGATCATCAACGTGGCCGATGGCGCGGACGTTTCGACGGTCACGGCCAGCAACACGATCACCTTCACCAACAAGCGGCTAACGCCACGTGTCGGCACCACGACCAGCAGCGCAACCCCGACAATCAATACCGACAACTACGACCTGTACATCATCACGGCGCAGGCTGTTGATATTACCTCGCTCACCACGAACCTGAGCGGCACGCCGACCACTGGACAAACCCTTGACCTGTGGATCACCGGGACGGCGGCGCGGGCGATTACTCCTGGGGCAAGTTTCGGCAGCGGCGCGGCGACATTCCCGTCAACCACCGTCACAACGAAAACACTGTACATCCGTAACGTTTGGGACGGCTCAATCTGGCGCTGCATGGCTACCGGCAGCAACCCGTAAAAGGACACACGATGACACTGCAAGAACTCATTGACCAACTGGCCGCAGCGACGGACGGCGCGGCAGAGAACGAAACTTTTCGCCGGACGCATCCGCTGTTTCCGAGTATCACAACGACGCGAGTGTCGTTCCTGAAACGCACCGCGATGGAGATCGAAATATCGGAACAGGAAGTGCTCGTTGAAAACTTTGGTGCACCCGAAGAGGCCGCGTTCTACAACAAGGGCCGCGTGCCTCGCCCCGTGCTTGAATCGCTTGACGTGCCGGTGCCGTTCCTGTTCACGGGCGCTGAGATCAAGGCCGCCGTGAGCAAGGCCGGTTTCAAGATCCTCAACAAGCGGAACGAGGATGACCACATGATTGTGGATGGCTACATTGACGATGCGACTGACGCCACGCTGGTTAAGCTCACATCGTGGTATGTGTTCAAGCAGGGCGCGACGATTTTAGCCAAACGAATCAACTAAGGGGTACACATGGGTTGGTATAACTCAAGCTGGACGTATCGCCAGAAAGTAACCATCGACGCAACGAAAGTCGATGAAGTCTTTCAGGTGTTTCCGCTTTATACCAGCAAGCTGAATATCGACTTTTTCGACAACGCGCTTGCTGGAGCGGCGGATGTGCGTATTACCCAAGCGGACGGCACCACCGAGATTGCTCGCTATATCGTTGCGCACGACGCCACAGCGCGAACGGGCTGTATTCTCGTGGACGTTCACGCGGACGTTTCGATCTACACGAACACGGATTACTGGGTTTACTACGGCAACTCTGGCGCGTCGGACCATGCCGCTTCGGCCACCTACGGGCGCAACGCTGTCTTTAATTCGCACGCTGGCGCGTACATGCCAGGCATGACGCTTACGGACTTGACCGGCGCAGGGCGTGATCTGACGGCAGTTGCAACCCCAACAACGGCTGCGTCAAGTTATGAGGGCATCACGGCGGCGGTGTACAACGGCACGACACAGGGGCACTATTACACCGGCGTTGCTGTAACCAACTGGCCGATGACAATCGAGGCGCTCGCGTATATCGCGAATACGACCAGCAACCGCCCTGCCGTTGCATTGGTTAGTACCACGTCTAACAGCCCACAGGCTTATGTTGGATTTGCGCAGACGGCAGACAAGATAAGCATGACCGTGCATGGTAACAGCGGCAGCACGTCCACGGCGGAAACATCGACAACCTACGTAGCGAATACCTACTACCATATGTCTGGCACGCGTGATGCGAATACCGGAACATCGACCGCATATAAAAACGGCGGAAGCTCAGGCACAGAAACAACGACGATAACCACTCCAACATTTGACACCACGAGCATCGGCTACCTGAAGCTCGCAACGCCGTCAACGTTCCTCGCTGGACGCGTTGCCGTTGCGCTGCTGTCTAGTTCCGTGCGCAGCGCGAACTACATCAACACGATGTACAACGCATGGTCATCGTCCTCGTTCTTCTCAGCGGGCGCTATCGAGACGGAGACGGGCGGCACCACAGGCTGGGTGATTGCCAGCGCAGGATCGAACGTCTCCAACAACTCAACAGATTGGGTCAATCCCGGCAACATCACCGCTGATGACGGAACTAGCGCGACGTGCGCCCCGGCAGGGTTTGATGATACCGATTGGCTCCGTGCAACTTTTGATCTTTCGACGCTTATACCGTCAGGCGCGACGATTGATGGGGTGAAGGTCAGGTATCAGGCAAGCCGGAGCGCGGCAGGCCCGGAGGAGGGCGACCTTTATCTTGTTATTGGTGGGGTATCGGAGCTAGGGGCAAATCGCTCTACATTCACGGCCATCACCGCCACGCCGACGAATTACGACCGGGGCGGCGTAGCGGACCTATGGAGCCTGTCTATTAGTCGGGCACAAGCCGTCGCAACTGACTTCGGGTTTCAGGTGTTTTTTACAGACAGGGATAGCGGCAGTGACACCGTTTCCGTGGATGCGATGTGGATCAATGTTCACTTCACAATCGCGAGCGGCGCAAACCTCGGCTCGTTTTTTTGGGGACGATGAATGGCTGAACACAGTGAGATACCCTCGGCATGGGCAGGGCTGGCAGCAGCCGGAACATTTATCGGCGGCTTGCTTGCTGTGTTGTTTGGCCCGTTTAAGATGCCCGGCAGACAGCCGGAGAAAGGTGACGGCATGGCGATGGTTTTACAACGCATTGCGAAGCTGGAGCAGCGGGCCGACGACTGCGACCAGCGAGAGACAGACCGCCATGTGTGGCGTGATCAGGTATTCGGCAGACTGCTGGACCTCGACAAAAAGACCAGCACGATACTGGCTATCCTGGACGAACGGAAACACGAACGATGAACCTCCACAATGGCGACTGCCTGGAAGTTATGCGCGGGCTGGCTGATAACAGCGTGGACCTCGTGCTGACCGACCCGCCGTATGGCCTATCATTCATGGGTAAAAAGTGGGACTACGACGTGCCAAGCGTAGAGATATGGGCAGAGGCATTGCGCGTGCTGAAACCGGGCGGGCACCTGCTCGCCTTCGCGGGAACGCGAACGCAACACCGTATGGCGTGCCGGATTGAGGATGCTGGCTTCGAGATTCGCGACATGCTGGCGTGGGTGTATGGCAGCGGGTTTCCGAAGTCGCTGGATGTGTCGAAAGCGATAGACAAGGCGGCGGGCGCGGAGCGTGAGGTGGTTGGGAGTTGGAAGCCAACAGGCACTGCCCGCCCATCAATTCATGGATCGCACAGTGCTGCAAAAACAACATCCGATTGCGGATACGAGCCGGATATAGAAGCACGCATCAACATCACCGCCACCGACGCGGCCCGCGAGTGGGACGGCTGGGGCACCGCACTAAAGCCCGCGCTGGAACCGATCACCATGGCCCGCAAGCCGCTGGTGGGCACGGTGGCGGCAAACGTCATGCAGTACGGCACGGGCGGGCTGAATATTGATGCTTGCCGGGTGGGGACGGAAACCATTGAATACAAGAATGGATGTGGCGGCAATAAAAATTCAGTCAACCGAATGATGGGCGGTAACATTGAGAACGATAGAGACTTTCGCCAACAACCATGGTCTGTGACTGGCCGCTGGCCCGCGAACCTGATTCACGACGGAAGCGAGGATGCCACCGCGCCGCTTGCAGCCGCCGCCCGCTTCTTCTACTGCGCCAAGGCCAGCAAGCGCGAGCGGGATGCGGGATGCGAGGGGATGGAGAGTCGCCCGCGCCAGACGATGGGGAATGGCATTGGTATGCAGCCCGATCACGCAGTCGCCAATAATCGCAACCACCACCCGACCGTGAAGCCAATTGCGCTCATGGAATACCTCGTGCAACTCTCCAGCCGCCCAGCCGCCATCGTCCTCGATCCATTCATGGGCAGCGGCACGACCGGCATCGCCTGCCGCAACCTTGGGCGTGAGTTCATCGGCATCGAACGCGACGCGGAGTATTTCCAGATCGCGACTAATCGCATCGAACACACGCCCAACCAGATGGAGATACCGGCATGAACCCCGACGACCTTATCCGACTTTGCCGAGATTGCGCTGGCGCGGTGTACGGCACCCGACCACCCACGGGGCGCTATGCGGAATCCGTGGCGCGGCTGCTGGCAGGGACGGCTGCGGCTGAATCCCTGCTGCGGTATCGTCGCCAGATCGGATTCTCTATGGAGAACCCACGGGGAGCGTGGGGGCTGTGGCAGACCGAGCAACATGCCGTGGCTGACAGCGTGCGGTACCTGCGGCGGCGCGTGGACGTGAACGTGTCGGCTATCCGGTTCGCGCCCAACGCGGCGGCGGCCCTGCTGCTGGATCCACTGCCGTTGATGCAACTGATCAAGGCCGACGACCGGGTGGCCTGCTTGTTCGCTCGGCTGCATTACCTGCGGGTGGCGGAGTCGGTGCCGGATGACCTGCGCGGGCAGGCGGGCTACTGGAAGCGGTACTACAACACGCGGCTCGGCAAGGGCACGGTGGAGGGGTACATGGATAAGTTCCGGCTGGTGGATCCCGCGCTGTGACCGAGCGCCCGAACTGGATCGAAATTGCAATCATCGCGGGCACCATCGTGGCGGCCGCAATACTGATATTAGGAGCCTGACCATGGCAAAGGTACGAAAACGCACCGTCGTAAAGAAAGCCCTGCAATCGTTCGTGACGTACTCCGTGGCGGTCGGCGGGGCCCTGTCACAGATTGACATTCCGGACGGCGACCTGTCCGATAAAGCGCTCATCACGCTGGGGGTGTCCACACTGGCCGCTGTGCTGCGTGCCGTGAACAACGTGCGCAAGACTCGTGCATCCGCACCGCGTGCTGTGCCGGGCGTTGACTACCGCAACATCACGGCGGTGCTCATCGTGGCGGGGCTTACCCTGGGCGGCTGCATTACCACTACGGCGCCGGATGGGACGGTCACGACCTCGGTTGATACCGTGGCGCTGAGTACGGCCTGGGACCGCTACGAGGCGATGGACCGGCGCAAGACTGATCTGGAGCGTGAGCAGGAACAGGCATCCGCAGTGCGGCGCGTAGAGATTGCCGACGAACTGAGACGGCTGGAGCCAGAGCTTGACCGGCTGGCGGTTTGGCTGGGAATTGCCGAGAAAATGCCAAGCCCGAAATAATACCTTTTATTTATGGGGGTCGGGTCTGGATTGTGGATCCAGAGGTCGCGGGTTCGATCCCCTCTCCAGGTACCAGTAAATTTGCCCCTTTCAGCTTAAACAAAGGCTGGAAGGGGCTTTTTCTGTTTCTGGCGGTTGCCTTCTTTTGCCGTGCTTTGCCGATTGCAGTCTATACCGCCAGCGTAATTTTTCTTGTTGACATAATCACGCCGCCGTGATACTTTACATCCGGTAACGACAACACGCCCGCACGGCGCGAAACTTACAGGATGCAATAACGATGCTGAGCACGAACCTCAAACGACTGATGCTGGATCGGGCCCTGACGCCCGAGGCGCTGTCTGTCCAACTGTCCAAGGACCACGACATGCGCGTGGCGGCCGGGACCATTTCTGCGTGGATGCGCGGCACCCGCACGCCTTCGGTCTCCACGCTTATCTGTGTGGCCCGCACCCTCAACACCTCTCTGGACGCGCTGCTGGTCCGCGACGTGCAGGCGGCTGTCTGATGAGCAAGCCTCTTCCCTACCTCACGATTGCCCAGGTGGCCGACCGGCTGCAGTTGGAGCACAAGACGATGCGCCCGGCGACGATGGCGGAAGCGGAACGCACTACGGGTTAGCACCTTCCTCGCGGCGTGCCACCCCACACGCTGCGTCCCCCAGCCGGGCATGTTCCTCCCACCATGCCCGGCTCATAGAATCTCGCTGCCAAAGGGACGCTTAGCTGCTGGGCGTAATCGGAGCGCGGCTTGCCGGTGAGCCAGATCACCGGCTGCAAAATTTGAATCGCTTCCCCCCGCTTCGGACCTGTCGTCCGAGGTATCCCGCCCCGGCTTGCGTGCTGTGTTCCCAGGATGCAGCCGGGGCAAATAACCACCCCGGCCCGTGGCCGTAGTGATAGGCGCGCTAACCGTGGATAAGTGCGACGTGCGCCGCAAAGCCCGCTGGAGGCCGTCCAGCGCTGGAATGGTGTGGAGGGTTGAACGATGTGCGGTTAGGCGAGTGTTGACAAATAGATGGCGGCCCGGCCCTCGCGACCACGGGGGCCGGGTATTAAAGACAACGAGGAAAGGAAAGAGCATGGAAATCAAGATCGGTTACAAGAACGGAAAGCGCTACTACTGCGGGGTGATATGGGGCCCCGGTGGGAAGCTTGCGGCGCTGCGTGCGGCTCGGGCGCGGATGGCCGCGTAAAACGAAAGCCGCCGGAAGGGGGGCAACCCTGCCAGCGGCCTGTCAAAAGAACTCAACAGAAGGATAAACGAATGGACGAAAAAAAGCAACCGGGGCTTCGTATCGCGTCGGTTCAGATCGAAAACGTGAAGAGCGTGAAGGCTTTTCACCTGGAGCCCTCGGCGTTGGGGCTCACCATCGTGGGCGGCAAGAACGGGCAGGGCAAGACCAGCATCCTGGACAGTATCGCGTGGGTGCTCGGTGGGGCGAAGAAGGCACCCTCGAAACCGCAGCGTAACGGCGCCATGAGCGACCCCTCTATTTCGCTCACGCTGAGCAATGGCATCCGCGTCGAGCGCAAGGGGAAGAATTCAACCCTTACCGTGATTGACCCGCAAGGCAAGCGCCAGGGGCAGGCCCTTCTTGACGCGTTCGTGTCTGAGTTTGCCCTGGACCTGCCGAAGTTCATGGACGCCTCGAACCGGGAGAAGGCCGAAATTCTGCTGCGTATCCTCGGGGTGGGCGAGCAGTTGACCAAGCTGGACTTGGACGAATCGCGCATCTACAACGAGCGGCACCAGATCGGGCAGATGGCCACGGCGAAGAAGAAGCACGCCATTGAACTGCCGGAGTTTCCCGACGTGCCCAGTGAACCGCTCAGCATCTCGGAACTCATCATGCGGCAGCAGGCCACCCTCGCCCGAAACGGTGAGAACCAGCGCAAGCGTGAGGCCCTGGAGCATTACCGGTTCAAGCTGGACGATGCCGCCAAGCGCGTTGAACGCCTGAAGCAGGAACTTTCCGCTGCCCAGGAGAACTGGTCCACGGTGCTGCGTGATTTCGATGACGCATCCAAGTCTGCCCAGGACCTGACCGACGAAAGCACGGCGGAACTGGAACAGCAGATCGCGGAGTTTGAAAGCATGAACGCGCAGATTGCCGCGAACCAGCAGAAGCACCAGGCCCGCGATGAGGCGGAACAGTACCAGGCGCAGTACGACGCCAAGGACAAGCAGATCGAGGCTATTCGCGCCGAGCGCATGGCCCTGCTGTCTACGGCACCGCTGCCCCTTCCCGGCCTGATGGTGGTGGAAGGCGAGCTTGTCTACAACTCGCAGAAGTGGGACTGCATGAGCAGTGCGGAACAGCTTCGGGTGGCCGTGGCCATCGTCCGGAAGCTGAAGCCCGAGTGTTCGTTCGTCCTGATGGACAAGCTGGAACAGATGGATCTGGACACCCTGCGCGAGTTCGGCGTGTGGCTGGAATCCGAGGGCTTGCAGGTCATCGCCACCCGCGTGAGCACGGGGGATGAGTGCTCGATCATCATCGAGGACGGGCTTCCCGCGGGCAAGTCGTACTCGGACGTTATCACCGGAATCGAAGCGCGGCCCGCCATGACTGGCGCCGCTATGGAATGGTAGGAGGTACCACAGTTATGCAGATCGTCAAAGGAAAGCAATTGAAGCCGGTTAAGGGCCTGATCTATGGGCCCGAGGGGGTTGGCAAGTCGAGCCTGGCCGCGCAATTCCCGGCACCCTTATTCATCGACGTGGAAGGCGGCACTTCGCGTCTTGAGGTGGCACGCACCCAGAGGCCCACGAGCTTCGCACACTTCAAGCAGATGGTGGGTGACATCGTGCGGGATCAGATGGGTTATCAGACCCTTGTGATCGACACGGCGGACTGGCTGGAGAAGCTGGCCGTCAAGCAGGTATGCGCGCAGAACGGCTTTGCTGGCATGGGCGGAAACAACGACTACGGCAAGAGCTACAACGAGCTCGCTGGCATGTGGGCGGACCTGCTGACCCAGCTTGAGGCGGACCTGATCGAGACCGGGAAGATGCACGTGGTATTTCTGGCGCACTCGACCACGAAGAAGTTCGAGCTTCCCGAGGAAGAGGGCCAGTTCGACCGGTATCAGTTGGACCTTGAAAAGAAGGTGGCGCCCCTGCTGAAGGCGTGGTGTGACCTGATGCTCTTCGTCAACTACCGGACCATCGTGGTGGTGGACGACAAGACCAAGACGGCGAAGGGCCAGGGCGGAACCCGGCGCATGATGTTTGCTGAGCATACGGCGGCCTTTGATGCGAAGAACCGGGACGGGTTGCCCCGCGAGATGGACCTCGGCATTGGCCCGATCAAGCACTGCTTCGTCGGGCTCTCTGCGAAGGCTGCCCCGGCGCCCGTAGCCCCAAACGCACCTACGGCGGCGGTCGCCCCTGCCGCTGCCGCTACTGCCGGGCCGAATCCCCCGATTAACCCGCCCGGCATGGCAACGCCTGAGACTGGGTGCTCTGTCGGTATTCCGCCCATGCCTAAGAAATCGGACGCCCCCGCCGCTCCGACCCCGGTCCTTCAGCCTCAGCACGTGGCGCTTCAACACCTGCTGGCGGGGGCTGGTGTGACTTATGAGCAGCTTAACGCGGTGCTCGCGGCCCGTGGCAAGTACCCCGAGAATACGCCCCTGGGGAACATCGATCCGGCCTTCATCGAGGGCTACATCAATCCGCACTGGGCGAAAGTTTTGGAAATGATCAACAGCGCGGCAGCCGCAGCGTAGAAAGACCTTTGAACGATGAGCACTGATAACAATGTTGCAATTGGGTGGGACGAAGAACGGATCGAAAACCCGAATGAGGGATCCGAGTTCATCGCACTTCCGGACGGCAAATACAACTTCACCGTGGCCAAGTTCGAGCGCGGCCGCTTCGAGGGATCGGCCAAAATGTGCGCCTGCCCCAAGGCCATCCTTACCCTGGAAATCGACGGTGCGGAACTCGGCACGGTAAGCCACAAGCACAACCTGTACCTGAACAAAAAGTGCGAGGGCCTGCTCTGCCAGTTCTTCGTGTCGGTCGGACTGCGCAAGCATGGCGATCCCCTCGTGCTCGCCTGGAATCAGTTGGTGGGCCAGTCGGGACTCTGCGAGATGGGCCAGCGGACGCACAATGACAAGACCTACAACGACGTGAAGAAGTTCCTCGACCCGCCAGAACCTACCGAAGTGCCCGCCCAGGAAACGGGCGAAATTCCGTTCTGATGCCGCTGGTGTGGATCCAGTCTGTAACGGTGGAACAGCTTCCACCGGCGCCCCTTCGGGTCAACCACTACACGACGGTGGTTGACCCGGGGAAGTGGCTGGCGAAACTCCAGTGGGAGTCCAAAATGGATACCGGGTATTGGCGAATCCGGACCGGTGTGCTACAGCGCGAGATTGAACGAATCCGCGACCTAATAGAAGGAAAGAACTCATGGTGACATTTTCAGTTAGGCCCTACCAGACGGAGGCTAAAAGCGCCATCCTGTCTGAGTGGGAACAAGGGAGGCGGCGCACGTTACTCGTGCTGCCAACCGGATGCGGCAAGACCATCGTGTTTTGCCAGTTGATCGAAGAACTGGTGCGTGCGGGCAAGCGCGTGCTGATCATGGCCCATCGCGGCGAATTGCTGGACCAGGCCGCCGACAAGCTGAGCAAGTCCACCGGGCTCCAGTGCGCTGTTGAGAAGGCGGACCAGTCTTGCCTGGGGGAATTCTTCCGCGTGGTGGTGGGCTCGGTGCAAACCATGATGCGGCCTTCCAGGCTGGAAAAATTCCCGCCGAACTACTTCGACGCGATCATTGTGGATGAGGCCCACCACTGCCTTTCTGATTCGTATCAGCGCGTGCTGGCCCACTTCGAGAAAGCCGACGTGCTTGGTGTGACGGCTACGCCCGACCGGGGCGACATGAAGAACCTGGGCCAGTACTTTGATTCGCTGGCCTACGAGTACAGCTTGCCCCGGGCCATCCGTGACGGCTTCCTCTGCCCGATCAAGGCGATGACCATCCCGCTCAAGATTGACCTGCGCGGCGTGGCCCAGCAGTCGGGCGACTTCGCGGCGGCTGGCCTGGGCTCGGCCCTGGATCCGTATCTGGAACAGATTGCCGACCAGATGGCGATCCACTGCGCAGGCCGCAAGACGGTGGTGTTCCTGCCCCTGATTGCCACATCACAGCGATTCTGTGACTTGCTCAAGGTGCGCGGATTTCGGGCCGCTGAGGTCAACGGCGAGAGCCAGAACCGGGCCGCCATCCTGAAAGCCTTCGACGCATGGGACGACGGGGTGCTTTGCAATTCTATGCTGCTCACGGAAGGCTGGGATTGCCCGTCGGTTGACTGCGTGGTCCCTCTTCGCCCCACCAAGATCCGGTCACTCTTCTGCCAGATGATCGGGCGCGGTACCCGGCTTTCCCCCGGCAAGACCGAACTGCTGCTGCTGGACTTCCTCTGGAATACGGAGCGGCTTGACCTGTGCCGCCCGGCCTGCCTGATTGCGGGCTCGGAAGACGTGGCCAAAGTGATGACCGACAACATCAACGAGG